AACATGTTCCTTGGTAAAGACATAGGAACTGGTCGCGGTTTCCCAACTGGATTTAGATCAGGAAAAGATGATAGGTCTAAGTTTAGAACGGGGCGCTATGGCCATAAGTTTACAGATATTGTTTCAGTCAGACCAAAGAATCTAAATGTAAAATTGAATAATACAACACAAACAGAAAGGTTATTATTTGATGCAATGTTTGATGCCGTTGGTACTGTAGAGAATGTTTATATAATGGCTGATGCTAGTGAAGCGAATAAAGAAATCTGGGGCGGTGTATTTACAATTCGGCGCTATCCAAGTACAACACACCCAACATATAGATTATATAGTTATGCATCTATTAAATTTGAGGAAGTAATATAATGGCTGATTTTGATGAATTTAAAAAAAGGGATAAATCAGAAAAGGTTACTGTATTACATATTGAACCTGTCAGACAATTGATTCGTTGGACAGATGAAGGTGGACAAAGATATAGTAAAGATATCACGGCACCTTATACCAAAACAAACAGTATATTAATTGGTATGGTTCGTAACGATAAGGAAATGCTGAACTATGATAATTTCAATTTTTTAGAAGATGATCAAAATAATCCATTTCTTACGGATGATGATCAGTTTTTCTTTGTGGAGATATAATGTCAAAATTTAGTGATTTACCAGAAAATGCTACACCTAGCGAAGATGATATTATTGCTATCGAACAAGATAGTGATGGTTTAAATCGGAAAGTAAAATTTAGTAACTTACCAATTATTGCTGATCTCGCATCACAAGCATCAGGTAAAGGTGCCAGTCTAGTTGGTGTTGAAGATGTTGCCGGTAATTTTACAGCAACAACAGTTGAAGGTGTATTAGCAGAACTTCATGCAATGCTCGATGGTCTTGATCCTTGGGTAAGTGGTACGACATATACAGCGGGTGAAGATGCTGTTATTTTAACAGATAATAATGTCATTTATCGTTGTACAACAACCAATAGTGATGTTACTTTTAATCCTGCAAATTGGCAAGCCGTTGGTAAGGATGTGCATACAATCGCCGATGATAATGCTACCGGTAGTAATGTAACTCTAACTGCACCAACAACCGATTTAATAAGATTAGTTAATGCATCATTAGTTTCTATTGACATGATACCCGCCGGCGAAACCGGAAATCCTATATGGCTAATAAATGACACCGGTGTATCCGTAACAATAAATGACGAAACTGGTGGAACTCCCGCCAATAGTATTAAAACCGGAACTGGTAAACCACTTACAATGGAAGACCAATCATCAATACAGGTTATATATGACAGCACAGATTCGAGATGGCAAGTTGTTGGTGGTACAGGTAGTGGAGAAGGTGGAGGTGGAGGTCTTGATGTATTCGACACTGAAACATTTGAAGATGTTAGTTATGTAGTAAATGCGGAAGGAAATAATGCAACATTCCTTGGTGGAGGTACTATTGATGGTTCCGGTTCTTTGGAAACAACTTCACCAATATCAGGAAGTCAGTCATATAAATATACTGCCGGTAGTTCTAGTTTAAATGATTATCAAGAATTAAAAGTTATTGATTTAGATTTAAAACAACGAAGTGCTGATATTAAAACTAGATTATCATGCGATATGTCTGGTTTTGATAATGATGTAACTTTTGTTATTTATGATAAAACCAATAATAATGTTCTGAGTTCATCTTTGGATTTATTAAAAGCATCAACTAGTCGAAGCTTCTATGAATTTTCAGTGTTTGTTCCTAGCAATTGTGAACAAATTTCCTATGGTATTCATGTAAATATTGGAGCTATTAATACAGAAAGTTTATTAATTGACGATATAGAATGGTCTACTAATCCTTTCATAACAAAGAATTTACTAGATAGACAATCAATTACGTTTTCTGGAAACGCATCTTCTCATTTAGATAATAATGAAGAACAAAGATATGACACAACAACATTAACCATAAAGGGTGATAGTATTATCGCACCAGTTGACGATGCTGGTAATACTAGAACAAACTTCACTGCCCTTAGAAAGTGTACTGTAGATATTTCTGCTGGTGGAGGTGTTTCTGGTACAAATAGTTTTGTTTACATTAGAAAAAATGGAACCACTATATGCTCAGGTTCTCACATAAGAACGTCCGGCGATAGTGGAACTGTGTCGGTTGAAGTTGATTTAGAAAAAGATGACTATATTACTGTAGGTTTCTCTCCAAGTTCTACAGGTTCTAATACTCTGTCTATTCAAGCCGAAGCTGATTCTGAACATATTATAACTCCAGCTAAATCAAACACTGAAACATACAGAGCTAATGACGCTACGATATATGCTTCAAATAACACAGCATTGCCTTATTTTACAACTATATCAGAAAATACAATTTCTGAAACGGGAATACTTACAAACGATTCTACAGACGGATTTACTTTTACTGCAACTGAAAAATGTATAGTAACAATGTCACATAGATTTGGTTCAACATCTGCATCTTACGCTGGTATTTCAAAAAATGCAACACCCTCAGAATTGGATACTTCAATAGAATCTATTAGTGCTGAAAAGATTGTTGCTTTGAGTTTTACAACAACCTCTGGGGTAGTTGAGTGTACTTATACAGGAGTGCTTGAAGTGGGTGACAGTTTAGCTGCACATCTAAGTACAGGTGAAACAGTTACAGGCAATGCTTATGACCAAGGGGTTACATTAATTGTAACAAAGTTTGATGCATCATTTTTATCAGCTATACCTGTTCAAAAAGTAGCTTATTTAAAAGAAGAGTCACTTCTAGGGGTGTCCTCTTCTAGTAATACTGTCTATACTAGAGATTTAAACAGTGTTTATGGAGACACTGAAATAGTCTCCCTTTCCGCTGGTCAATTTACACTTGCTAGTGGGAAATATGACCTTGAATACTTTGGTTATTCCTATCAATCAAACTATACTTCGGTATTTTTATATAATGTTACCGATGGGGAATATGTAACAACTAATCAACCATCAGATTATAACTTCTCGTCAGATAGTCAATCTAAGCCGACACATGGAAGCGACTTGATAACAATAACCTCCAGTAAAACTTATGAACTTAGACAGTATATAAACAATGGAGCTGGTGCAGGTGGTTTAGGAAACAATGGATACTCAAGTACTAATAACCCTGCTACTACAAACGTACACGCTCAAGTCAAAATAACGAAGTTGAGGTAATAATGAGTATAACTGAAATTAACAATTTAACTATTGAAGATACTAAATATATCTTACAAGGCAGACTTTATCAATCTTTAGACCCACAACCAGTTTTACCCAATCCCCTTCCAGAAGATTTCGATATGGAAGCTTGGAACGATTCTCATTATACTGATGAAGAACTTGAAGAATCTTATAAGTAGATTTAACTCATTGCGTGATATGAGATTAACTTTCCATACTCTATATCCAAACAAAGCAAATCCTAATAAGTTTATTATAGATTTAACAGAACAAGAAGATCATACCGATGCTGAAAATAAGATGCAACAACTGGAATCTAAGGACTATGATTTACAAAATACACAAGAAGTAATTAAAAAAAAATGGGAAATGAATCTAAAGAAAGATTTGGCAGATAATAATATTACCATCGATGGTTTAATAGAAGCTCTTGTTAAAAAAGTAATATTAAATGATTACACACAAGCTGATGCTCTAAAAGAAAAACTAGAAGAAATAAATGAAAGGAATCCTAGACCATAATGGCAACACACTACGCTGTAAATTATTTTAGGTATAATGAATCAGAATCTACGGTTGAAGTATGGACTGATCCAAATGATGAAGAGATTATTGCTAAAGAGCGATATGTTTTCAGTAATGGACCATTTGCACTTCCACATGACTTAGATTCTGGTACCATACTACAGCACGAACCACTTATAGAACAACTAGGGAAATTTAAAAACAGTATCGATCCATTTCGAGACAACCTTGGAGTCGCTTTTGAGTCAGACACTCAGATTACTCTATCAAATCTCAATCGTTATTTTGATAGCATTTATAACAAGTATATTTGGTTAAATCAGCCATTAAAAATATACAACTGGTCGCCGGAACTGGATAACTATACCGACAGTAAAGAAATATTCAATGGTACAATAACAGACAGTGACTTTACCGATCAAAAAGTTAATTTCTCAGCAACCAACTTTGCCTATAAACTAAGAACACTACTTGGTTTAGAAAAGTTCACAGAAGCTGATGGTAGTTTAACTGATTCGGCCCTATATAAACCAAAAAGACTATTATATGGTCGAGTCAGTGGTAACAAATGTACAAGTATTGATGCATTATCCGATGGCTATGCATTTTCTGGTACAATTAGTGGAACAAGTGGCAGTAAGACTATAACAGCCAGTGGTGGTCTGTTAAAAGAAATTGACGAGGGTGCTACATTAAAATTCTCGATTGCAGATGAACCCGTTGAATTGAAAGTTGATGCAATTGTTAGTGATAATGTTTTCTTGGTTTCCGAGAATCCTACGGTGAGTTTTTCAAACATAACTCCGATCATCCAACCCGATAGGCCAAACTACTATACTAATCGTAGATGGCATGTTGCAATTGGTAAGCTCTTTGAAGTCAACACAACTATAAGTACTGTGGTTAACGCTGGTATTTTCAGTGTTCCAGATGCTTCTGATTTTAATAAAGATGATGTACTTATTTGGAAAAAAGGAACTTCGGAAGAAACCCATAGAACCATAAGAAGAGTATCTGGCAATCAAATTACGTTGAATCAATTTCTACCAGAGGTACCTACTGTTGGCGATACTATTGATAAGATACCACTGATTGATGTTTTTAATGGTAATGTTAATTATAGATACCAAAGAACCGGTGCGGATCGGGATTTTGATTTTACCAACACAGATAGTGATTGTATAATTACTTTTGAAGCCGATGCGGAACTTAATACAACATTACCGCAAAATCTTGACGGAACCGTTGTAAGTGCGTCCGGTAGAAATCTTACGGTTAGTAGTGGTTCATTCACCGAACAACTTAGAAGTAGAGATTGGATTAGGTTATTGGATAATGATGGTGACTTAGGTTACTATGAAGTTTTAAAAGTAATTGATAATAATAATTTAACCATTAGGGAATCTGCATTTTCAGGAGCTTGGACAGGTGGTTTATCGCTAGAAAGAAAGGTGGTTGATTATCTTGAAGATAAAAGTGATGTTGCAGTTAATTGTTATGGTAAACAAGATGCTAATGGTTTTTGGATTAAATACCCAGCCATGGCTATTGCTGATTTGTTAGACAGGGCCGGTATTACAAACATAGACACCACCAGCTTTGATAATGTAAATGATCAAGCATATTACATAACTAGTTTAAAGTTACCACTTAAACATCAAGGAACCGAAGTTGATATAAGAACTGCGATTGGTTATTTAAATAAAAGTTTTCTATTATCACTTTTTGAAAAGAATGGACTAGTTACGTTAGATATGCTAACGGCAGAAAGGCCAAATGTTAACCAAGTTCCAATTACAGACTTTGATGCATTTGGTGATGTTACAATTAAAACAGAAACTGATTTATATAAGAATATACAGTTAAATTATAACCACTTTGATGTAAGTAGTAATAGTATTGAAAGTGGTTTTGAAGTAGTTAATAGTGAAGTATCTCTTACACAAAAACTAATCGGCATCGATACAACCAAAGTTGTTGATGTTTATATGTATGGTGATACTTATGCACAGACTTGGGCCAATAGAATAAATTGGTTCCATAGTAGATCACAGCAAGTTATAAGAGTAAATGGTAGATTAAATCTAGTTGATTTCAATGTTCATGATAGGGTGCTTATCCAATTTGACAGAAATCCACTTAAGATTGGTCAACCGGATAGTAACTATAAAGTTGCCATGGTTACAGAAACTGTTAGAAATGGCGAGGATGTGTCGCTTGTTTTAAATGACATATCCGATTGGTTCTCAGTATGTGCCTCTGTAACAGAAAATACATCACTAGACTACGATACATCAACCATAAAAGATAAAGCAATCGATGGTTATATAACATCAGATGACTTCTTTCTTTGCGATGGTGCTAATGAAGACGATGAAACTTTTCACATTAACAAAATAAATTAGGAGATAGCTTGTCAAATCCAAACTTAACACCAACTGAAATTCAACCATCAAAGCCGGTAAAGTCTGAGCTTTTTGATAAGGTTAGGGTGATAAATGATGATATTGAAAATAGGGTTAATGATTTAGAAAATGTTTCCAATAGTCAACCAGTTTTTAGTCAAAGAAAATGTTTCCAATAGTCAACCAGTTTTTAGTCAAATGGTATCAATTGGTAATCCAACAGGGAACGCACCAGATTTGATAATTGAAATATCACCATCTTTTAAAAATTCAGTTACATTAACATCTAGTAAGTTAACTTTATTGGAAAAGGATGTTGCCTACACTGACGATTCCGTAGCCAATGGTTTACAGATTGATGTACAAAAATCTACAGGCGGTGTTTTAGATTCTGATTTCACATCTAGTATTTATACAACAAAACCTTTTATAGACTTTCTTGATACGGCATCACCTACGGCTGGCGATAGCGATACAGGTACATTTGACCTTGGTGAAATAAACATTGCCGCCGGCGAAAGACTTAGATTGGTATTGACCGGAATGCCCTCGCAAACACAATTAGTAAGATTTATTTTTGAATTATTTATATAGGAGATAATATGTCAAATTTTTTAAGTGATCAATTTAATAACGAACCGGTTAGTACCACAAGGCATGTCACTAGTTATACAATCCCAAATGGTGGATATGCTAGGATTAGAGTTACAGACTTACAGGATGATTTTAAAATCGACGGAGATGTTGTTATAAGTAAGAAAATTTTTAAAGATTCTTCGGCAATGACAAGTGCTGGTATTAAATTTACAAACAATACCGAATATGTTTTAGTTGGTAGTATTAGTAAAGACGGTAGCACTGGTTTTGTAGATGTGTCCGTTGTTAGTTCTGGTGATAATATAACAATTCCAAACCCAATGAGTGGAATTGATATGACCATTGCCGGTACACCAGCGGGATCAATTGGTGTTGTGATTTCGCCCGGTCAAAGAATTTTTCAAAACAATTCATCACCATCTGGTTCATTTAGATGGAATCTAGGTGTAATGGACACAAATTATACAACCGAATTTTGGGTACCAGAAGGTACTTTAATTGAAGGTACCAAATTTGTGGTTGAATTATATAATAAACAAGGTGCGTAATAAGTCTCCAGTTACAAACCTTGCTCGGGCCAGCCTTCGGGCTGGTCCTTTCTCACTGTAATGAGAATTTTGGCATATTTTTGTAAAACAGGCTTATATTCTCATTACGGTGAGAATTGTAAACTAGGATTTGTTCTTTCGTTATATAACCTAAAGTCGTAATGATTTATAAAAATAGAAGCTATTAAACCAACTATAACACATACCAAGATGTATATCATAACTTCTCTAATCATTTAATCCAACCAAGGTTTATCTTGATAAAAAACATGGTATGTAATAAATCCAACATCTTTTTCCAAATCACATTTCTCAAAAACATCCACCTTCAATACAGTATGTAGGTCTGAAAATTTATTAAACACATCTTCTAATCTTTCATACGTTTGTTCTGTTAAAATCTTAAGTTTCATTCTGCCTCCACTAGCTTTATGATTTCTTTCAACTTACTTTTCTTAGCATCTTGTAGTATGGTTAAAATCATACTATAAACTTTCTTCAATTGTTTCTTTAGTTCAATATTCTTCTTACGTTCTTCAACTAATTGATCTTCAACTTGTTCTATATATGCAGCCTGATCTACTATAATCTTCTCTAGAGATTGTTTCATTCTCGCTCCCTTTTTAGTTCAGCTTGGCCAGCTTCGCATTCACAACCAAAGTTAACCACCTTTCTCATTTCACAACTACAAACATTTGATGGTATCTCCGGCAATTGCTTTTGTATTTCCAAATCAAAATCACTATATGTGTTAGAATATCCATTATCCCACTTAACTGTAATGAAACCATTGTTATTTATATTAATAACTTCACCATCAGTTCCTCTAGGATTAATATCGTCAAATAGTTCCAATTGCATTATCTCTCCAAAAAGATTCCATCGGGATTGTTGGGTCCAACTGTTAAATCGCCCTCGTCTTTTTTAATATGATCTACGTGGCGCGGATCGGGCCTATATGCAGGTGGGGCACATAGCGCCGTATTTGCACAAAGAAAACATAGGCCGTGCTTATCCACACGAACTTCATGGTATGTGTCACGAACAAATTGTAAATATGGCGTTTTACGATTAGTTTGCCATGTGTCTGATTTGCAATTGCAATATCCTTTTTTCATTCTTCCTCCACGATTTCATATTTAATTTTGGCTACTTTATCCTCACTTAATCCATGAGTAACACCTTCCTTTTGATAGTATATACCATCTTTATCAATAAGTATAGAATTAATTTTAAAAATAGTTCCCTTTTGACCTAGTGAAGATTTAACCTTCGTTATTAGATAATCGTTAAGTTGGAATTTAGTCTTCATCTTCATCTCCTTCCCATTCGATACTATGCTCTAGAAATTCTCCGAACTTAAGGTATCTGTCTTGTGCCCTGAATGCTTCGTATAGTTCTTCGTTTGTCATGTCATACCTCGTCTATTGATGCAATGGTTTTTGCTAATGCATAAACTGGATATTGATGATATTCCGTGTGTCCAAAATCTCCCCCATTTGAAATTATAGACCAACAATAACCATCGCTACCATCGCAATCGATTATAGTAAATCCTAACACATCCAACGCAGAAACGCAAGCATCAAATGATCTAGTATAGTCAATTTGTTTCTCACTACAAAATTTGTTTGTACAAGGTTCTTTTCCTAGTAGTTTGTTTATTTTTTGGTTAATTTCCTGTTTTGTCATAGTTTATCCTAACTCATAATAAAATTCACTAAATTCGCTTAAAAATTCCTTAGTTTGTATATGCTGATCATATACAATAAATTCACCATCTTCTTTATGGTATGTTGGAAACTCCCAATTACTCCCATATTCATTGGGTAGATAATCTAAACGTTCATTACAAATTATATAATCTCCACTAACCATTGTCAATTTAACTTTTCTCTGATATTTACGAACGACAATTGGTTCGTGAAATGTTCCTTTATTTCCTATTAAAATCATATATTTATCCTATTTAGATAGATAAATCAGCATTATCTATCATTTAATTCTTTATTTAATTCAACCCAAGTTGAACATTCTTCATAGCACATTTCATAAGGAATTTCTTTCATATAATAAGATGGTTGGATAAGTTTGTTTCTGACATCTATATCCCTTTCAACCATTTTAATACAATTCTTTATATGTTCTGTTGACATATCTTTTATTCTTATTTTTGTTCCATTTTTCATAGTCCACATCATAATATATAATCCTTTGTTATCTATTTATCCTCTATATATTCTTTCAATTCTTTATTTACTTCGGTTTTTTCATGTGGTATAAACAAATCATAACCATTGTCTAACTCTATGGGCTTAATATCCTCTAAAAACTTACATCCAAACTTTTCTCTTAAATAAGTAAATTTTTGTTCTTTCTCATTCCATACAGCTATTCTGGCGTTCCTACATTTCCCTAAATAATAAGCACCATCCTCTAGTTCATGTATAGGAATAAATGTTTTATTATTATATTGTTCCTCTAACCAACCGTCAGGTATTGGATTGGGTACATTATTTAGTTTCATATACTTACCCTCTCTTGATAGATAATACGAAGTTATCTACTTTACCTTAGTTAGTCCATTTTTACAAAAATAATGAGTTTCTTTGTAAACAATACCTAAATATTTGGTCTGAAAAGAAACACGTGGGTTGCCTTCCGTACCCAAACGTATAACTTCACCAACACCACTACATGCAATAAGTTGATTGAGTTGTATTTCAAAAATATTTCTATTAGGCCCTTGTGGTTTCGCATTTATCTCATATAACCAATCAAAATTACCATAGTATTTATTAAATTCTTTTGTTTTAATTTTTACTTTATCTCCTATTTTAAATTTCATATTTACCTCACTCTGATATATAACCATAGATTATCTATTTTTTAAACCCTTTATCAAATCTTGTGTTTTTAAATCATAATCACGAAATTCTTCTTCCATTATATCACACACTTGTTTTTTATATTTTCCTAAGTCTGCACTAGTAATTCTAGCAAATTCTTCGATATTCATAGCCCAATGGGTTCCTCCTATATGAACTGAATATTCATTACAGATTTCTTCCATTTCTTCATTGAAAAATTCTTCACAGCTACCATCAAAATGTGCATATCTTTCTCTAAGTTTACTAATAAATGTGTTGTAAAAAAGTCCCATATTCACTCCTTGATAGATAACATTACATTATCTATAA